GGGGAGTAGTTCACTTCGCCGTTCAGGGTAGGGAGACCGCCCAACTGGGGGTGGTTGCCCATGCAGAACTGCTGCTCGACGGCTTCCATGATGCCGACCAAGCTGCGCTCAGGGATGCTCTTGATGAGCTGGCCCATGTCACGCTTGCCGCGTGCCTTGCGCAGGTCCTGCAGACCGATGTCCACAGCGTAGGTGTAGAAGGATGGCCATGCGTTTGCACGACGGGAATCCTGGGTACGACCACCGTTGATCCGCTCAAAAGAGGTCTGGATCTCGGTGAAGCGTCCTGGGTCAGAACTGACCAGGATCCATTCCTTGTGGGTGGACTCCAGATCCTCGATGCCGCCTCCGGCCTCGGTGATCTTCTGGAACGCGGGGTTGAACTTGGAGAAGGTGTCGTTGTAGCTGGGCAGGAGGTCCTGCAACACGCTTACGAGAGTTTCTTGGCTCGGCATTTGAGGTTTTTCCTTTCAATGGGTAAAGCGGATTGCTTTCAGGATAACCCTATCCCCCTGTAAGGGGAGGGTCAACTGTGCCGTAGCACAGAAGGCGACATACCTCCTACATATATTTATCGAGGACAGAGTTCGTCACGGATCGGAGGTCCCCTCCCCGGATCTTCTTCTTTGCAGAAGTAGACGCCACTCGACCAGAGCCCCGTGCCCCGGAGTCCGCGCCGGATACGACACGGGCAGAAGCCGCCGCAGGTACTGCCCTGGGTGGGGGAGCAGCGGCAACAGGAGCAGGGGCCCTCGCTGCACTGGCTGATACGACTTCGAGGAGCGTGCTGATGTAGCTTGCAGGGACACCGTCTTTGTGCATCTGCACAACCTTCTCACCCATGCCCGCCTTGACAATCTTCCAGGCAGTCTCGGTGTCCAGGTAGTTGTACCGGTCGTCCTTCGGGTCGCCAAGGTCTCCAGCGAGAACCTGGAACATGGCAATCTCTTCGGGAGGGGCAGCCTTAATAGCCTTCAGGTTCGATTCAATAAAGTTGTCGACCAGCTCGGCTTCCTTCCCTCCCCGGTACTCCTCGTACCCGTTCCGGCTCTCCAGGAGTTCTGCCTCAAGCTCGGCGATTCGGGCCTGACTTGTGCCAGCAGCAGCTTCCGCAGCCGTCAACTTGGTGGACAACTCCTTGTGCATGGGGCTGCTCATGTCCTCGTCGAGGGCACTGTCGTACATCCGGGAGATAAAATCCTTGTCCTCGCGGATGGAATCAATCTCAGCCTGACGCAGGTTGTAGCTCCCCTTCACGTAGGGGCGAACACGCTCGTCGAAGTTCTCCAGCCAGTCCTCATCGGCGGGGTCAATGCCAGTCCAGTCTATTTCATTCTCCCAGAAGCGGTCTTCGGGCGGAGCGGCAACCTCTACGGGGGCAACAGCTTCTACGGGAGCGGCAGCTTCTACGGGAGCGGCAGCTTCTACGGGAGCTGCAGCCTCGACGGGTGCGGGGGCGATTGTCTCCTCAGACATTTTATAGATCCTTGTGGGTTAGGGTTTTCGGCTTGCCGGATTCTTTCACGGCGTTAAAGTTGCGGACCTGCTCTCGCTTGATCTCGGTACGCTTCTCATGGTGTGCGTTCTTAAACGAATCGGGGTTGGCGTTCTTCAGGGACTGGAGACCTGCTCCCGAGTCCTCGCCCCAGTGGGATGCCACTTTCGCTGCGGCTTCCTTCGTCCGGCTAACCATTGCGCGGCCTTCGCCGGAGGATTTGGATATCTCCCTCATCCCGTTTGCTTTGAGATGTGCCTTGTACGCTTTCTTGCTGGAGAACTGGGTGTCCAGTTGCTTAGAAAAGTACGGGCCAGCACCACCTATTCCGGGGGTCTCGAAGCAATCGGTGTCAATCTGGGGGAACTTCAAGAAGACTTTTTTGCTGGAGCTGCCACAGGTGTTACAGTCGACCGTAGGACCGTCCACCATCCTGAAGGTGAAGACCTCAACAAGTCCACATGTGGGGCATTCCGCGTCGTACAGGCTCATGGGTTGTCCTCCGCAGGCAGGATTAAATCTTGCCAGATGTCGTCTTCCTCCCCCCAACCCCTGGCGTGATACCAGGATGCGTCCAGGTCCATCTCTTCGATGAGGAGGAGGGGGATGCGTGCGGGGTAGCCTTCGGTGACTTTCCTTACCTGCATTTCCCAGACACGTCGGTGCTTCCGCTCCCGTCGCTCCCTGGCGTCCATCGCCTCTTCTAAAAGGACGATGGATGTTGCAGTCTCCTCTATCGGACCATAAAGGTCCAGAAAGTCGTACAGGCTCATGCTATTTCTCCTGTGGAGTGTAATAACATAGCCTGCCGGGGAGTGCAACAATTACGCAATCGGGATGCTCCCGCCCGAGGCGATGGGCAGGTCAGGCTGGAGGTCTTCCCCACCAGGAGCCAGAATCTGTCCGCCTGCGGCACCCTCCATTTCGGGAGGCATCAAGCTCATAGCGTTAGGGTCGAGGCCGGGGCCGGGTCCTCCGGGGCCGGGGGGAGGAGCCTGGGCAGCGGCCATAGCGGCTTGCTCCTTCTCCATCTCGGCGAGGTCCTTGGCGAGGTGGCCCATGCCCAAGGCATCCAACACTTCCAGGATGGTGTCCCGAGTATCTACATGCTCGGAGTTCAGCAACAGGTCCTGGAATGCCTCGAACTTCTTTAGGCGGACAGTGCTGTTGTCCTCGGCGGCGTTGTAGGGGAATGCCTTGAAGTCGTAATCCCATGCCCCGTCCTGGCTCATGAGGTCGAGGTTCTGCGTGGACGCCTTCACGTCCGTGCTACCGTCACCAACCTTCAACCAGATCTCAGCGACCCCCTCTTCGTCGATGTAGTGCGACGAGATGGCGAGGTAAGCCTGTGCCATCCATGCCATGGTCTTGTTGACCACGCCCTGGAGAGGAGCGTTACGGGTCTTCTGGGCGGTGTCAACCAGGGCAAGCTCAGTTGCCACGTCCGCGTTACCGACCTGACCACGGGAGTAGGTAGGCAGCGCCAGTGTGAACTCGATAAGCTCTTGCAGCACGTCCGACATGCGGGAGTAATCGAAGGGAACCTGCGGGGTCCGGCTCCACTCCAACACATCCGCGATGTTGTACTTACGGAGCGTCTCCACCAAGATGGCCTCGTCCACAGATTCCTTCTGCGCGAGGGCGGTGACGAAGTCGTCCACGTTGTCGATGCGGTTCTTGTGGATGAAGAGGGTGGGTGCCAGGAGCTTCGTGTGCTCGAAGGCCATCGTCATCAACTCGTTGAGGCGACTGACAGGCTCACGGATCATCTGGGCGTGGCTCAGACCTCCCAGGTCCGTCAGGTTGTCCAGCAGGCTGATGAGGTAGAAGGGGTTCTCAAGGTGGGGGTACGGCAGATCGCCGGTAAAGATAGGCTCGTTCCGCCCGTCCACCATGTGGTACATCTTCTTCTCAACGAAATCGTAGTATTCGTATACGACGATATAGTTGTCGGCTTTTCGTGAAGCTTCCTGCTTGCCAGTGGGGTCGTCGACCCATGTAGGGAGAGGCTTGAACTCCCCTTTTAGTTCCTCCATCAGGTTGGACTTGTAGATACCCTCTTTCTTGCTGCCGGACTTCTTGACGAGGCCCATGATCTCCCGCTCCGTCATCGGCACAACCTCAATGGCGTACCGGATGTCGTCCCACTCCTCCGCAGAACTGTCGAAGTAGAAACGGTTTGCGGGGACCACACGGGCGCGGGGACGGCTTCGTTTGTCTGACCAGACCATCTTGATTGCGGTACGGCCCATGATGGACGTGAGGGCTGCAGCCCGACGGAGCTTCCAGACGGCGTTGTCCTTGTCCATCAGGTCGTTGACATAGAACGACCGAAGCTTCGCTGCGTCCTTCTTCGCTGTACGGCGTGTACGAATGTCCACAGCGGGGTGAGGAGGTACGATGTTGCTGACCATCACATCCGTGAAGCTGTGCAGGTAGGGTGCCTGCATCGTCGTGCCGTTAGGTCCTTCGTTCTGGTCAATCTTGTGACCCTTCCAGAACTTGTTCCGGTACGCGAGAAGGTCCTTCGCCCACTCCTTGGCCTCGGCATCCACCTCCGTCCGATGGTTCTGGATTACGGTGAGGATTTCCTTCCCCCGACGTTCGGCGGGAGTGAGACTGGCGTTCGGGGAGGAGTTACGTTCGTACATGGGGCTACCTAACACGTTTGGGGGCAGATATCAACGCTTTTTTCTTGGCCGAACCAAAGCGGAAGAGTTCCGCTGAGAGCGGGGAATTGTGTTCAGGTACTCAGCGCGGGTTGTCATGAGCTTCGGGGATACGGGGCCGAAGTTCGGCTTCTTGCGCTGGTTCTGCTCCCTCGCACCGTACACCATCCAAAGGAAAGCACTGACTCTATCCCAGTGATGCTTCTCTCGGCGGCCTCCACGGGTGGAAGTGTCCTTCATTATGAGAGTCTTAGAGCCTTCCTGCACAGCTTTGTCCTGCCGGTACGTTCCGAGCTGGGATTGTAGGTTTACGCCCCGGATCACAAGGGTGGCAGACCCTCCCTGGGATACGTCGAGGGCGGCGTCGACCATCGCTCCAAGAGCGTCGGCGTGGCGGGGCACGGAGTTCGGTACTCCGGGCTTTCCCTTCGCGTAGTAGTGGAGATTCTTGAGGCGGCCCCGGTTGTGGGCCATCTCCAGCACGGCGAGGACACCAGCACCCACGCCGTTGCTCTCGCAGAAAACCTCCGCGTCGTTGTAGCGTTCGGCTGCCTCTATGATTTTCTCCGCAACCTGTGGAGGGGTCAAGGTATTGGTCTCAAACTCCGCGACCTGGGAGATTTCGTCGGACCAGACCTCCCCTACCTGGAAACTGGAGGGGTCACCGGAGCCCCAACCACTGGGGTCTACGCCAATGACGTAGATTCCGTCCGACCTGGGCTCTTGGTACTCCTGGTAGCAGCCGTCTGTTGGCCGCCAGGGGACGAGAGCCTCGACACCTCCCGAACGGATGAGCAAAGACTCCATTGCGTGGGTGGGAAAAGCGGAGTTTCCGATGATATGCCAACAACTCACGTCGTCTTTTGGGTAGAATACCCACAGGAGGTCGGGGTCCTTCTTAATTTTAGAGTCCATGACGCGGACTTCGCGCAAGAAAGCGAGGTTTTCCAGGCTAAGAAAGTGTGGCTGGCGAGGTGCGCTGTTGTTTCCGCCGTCTTTCCGTCCGTATATCTCCATGAGACGGAGTTCCTCTATACTCATCGTCCACTCTTTGCGCCAAGGACGTTCGTTCAGGATGGAGTTCCAGAAGGCTGCGAATACATACTCCCACCTGCCGATGCCCTGACGGGCTTCCGCCATCGTATCCCGGTACACCGCTGCAGAAGGCTCCGACATGGCCCCCGGAGTGCTCTCCAGGATGACTGCGGCGTTCTTCCGGTTGTTGACTGCGGGGTAGTACTTATTCCAGAAGGTACCAAAGTCCTTATGGAAGGGACCCTCCGAGATGTGCGTCCAGGCGATGCCTCGCCCGAGACCTACGTTACCGCTAAAGCCGGATGTCAGGGCCTTGTACCTGCCACCATGCACCATGTTGAGCCGGAGCTTGGCCAAGGTGTTGACCTGCGGCATCCGAATGGACGTTGGGAGGTTCTGGTAGTTGAACATGACGGACTCGAAGAGCGTATCGGCGCGGTCCTGCTCATCCGCGATGGTCACCCCCTGGGTACCTGGGCTGTACATGACCTTCCCCGCCAGCGCGAGGGCCGCCGTTGTGGACTTGGTACACTGACGGGGGCCGACGACCGCCAGAAACTTCGTATGGCCGGATTCCATGCGCGGGGGGTTCGCTACGTAGTTGATAATGGAGTCTTGCACGATCGGGCAGATGTCTGAGCGGAAGGCCATCACTGTATCCGACTCCATGTCCACGACGGTACCGTAATGCGGCAGCAAACGTCGGGGGTCCGACAGTTTCTTTAGGTTAGCCTCGTCCGCGAGGGCGGGGGGAACCCGCACCCTCCAGTCTTTCTCGTCGTCGTTGGCCTCAGACACACGACACCGCGACAACTTGGGCGAGGGTCTCCGAAGTTCGGAAGTCTACTGCAGAGATCGACCCGCACCACCGTTCACTTTTCATGAATGCAGCGAACATCCCCTGCTTCTCCCGCTCCAGGATGTGGATGCGGCGCTCACTGGGGTCCAGTCCGGGCTGGAAGACGTGTAGCTTAACGAGGAGGGCGTCGGTGGGCATATCTCTCATTTTTCTTCCTTCGGCGTAGGGCTTACAAAGACTACGTCTTCCATTTCTACGTCGTATGCGGTTGCGTCGATGACACGCCCCCGGCTTGGGGGAGGGAGTGCCTTCGGGTCCTTGGTCTGACTACGGATGACGCCTTCGGGTCCTTGGTCTGGCTACGGATGACTTCCATTGTAGCCGCCTGACTAAGGGCTTGGTAGATGTTTGTGGCGATTTGGGTCACAGCATCTGCGGATTCTGGCGGAATCTTGCCCACTGCGGAGCAGATTGCCACCTCATTCAGGAAACGGATGTACGACTTCTCATCCAAGATGGGGATATCCCGGAGGAGTGCCTCCATTGCATCGCGGGTACTTTCAGAATTTAAGAGCAACTGCTCCCGGTAGGTCGACTCAGCCATTATTTTCTGTCCTCGGCTCGCATGAAGGCCGTGTTCCAGTGGTTCTTGTAGGTAGTGCCGAGCACGTACCCGGCGCTCTTCTGGTACTGCAGGGGGCGGAGCCCCATTACGGCCTCGATAGGCTTCCCCGTCTTCACACGGGACTTAGCTGTCTCGTAGGGCACGCGGAAAAACAAACATGCGGCGGAGAAGCTCTTAAAGTAGACTCCCGCTACTTCGACTTCTGTCTTATTGCCCCGTGGGACTTGGTACGGGCAGCAGTCCTGGTATGCCTTCTGCCCACGCTTGTACCGAATGCTGGACGTGATGGTCCAGCGGTCCTGCGGGATACTGCAAAGCATAGACCACACCTTCCCATTGCTAAACGGGACTCCCTCTATAGGGAAGGACGGGCACGTACC